TTTACAAATAGCGTGGATAAGAGTGTTGCTATTTCTGAGTTGTAGGCTTAGTTCTTTTTTAATAGACTAGATTCGTCTTTCTCTATTTGAGCCTTCAATGCAATGCGTATGTAGTTAGCTTTCTTTATGCACTTTTCGTCCATAACCTTAAACATTCTACCCTCCCAATGCTTTGATAGAGTTGTCTTGTGTTGCTTTGCGTGTATTTTCTTGCTCAATATTATTGATTTTTGTTGCCGAAAATAGATACTAGTATAGGTGCAAGGAAAACTAAACGTGCTACTTCGCCCCATTTCAAAGGGTTGTAGTGCAATCCAACTACACAACAAAAGACGTATCCACCTACAAATAGTGAAACGTAGCTTTTAATCAATGGAAAGTATTTTTTCATCATTATTATTTTAGCCCTAAAACTATATTAAATCAATAAATTATCGCAAATATAGTATTTTCTTTGTAATGTGAAATCAGAAAAAATATACATCAACGGATATATCGGAGAAGCTGGGTTCTTTGACGATGCATCAAACTCGTTTTCATTAAACAATCTAAATACAACTTTAGATGCTATTGGTGAAGTTGACGAGCTAAATGTTTATATCAATAGCGGTGGCGGTTCTGTTACCGAAGGTTTCGCTATTTATGACCGACTATCTGCTTTGCCATGTACGGTAAACACAATAGTAAACGGTATGTGTGGAAGTATAGCGACAGTTATTTACCAAGCGGGAAAGAAAGGCAAACGAAAGATGTATGCAAATTCTGAGTTCTTTGTGCATAACCCATTTTGGCAACCGAGCGCACCAGACCCAATGGAAGCTAAAGATTTAGCATTGCTTCAACAAGACTTGCAAAATGCTGAGAACAAAATAAAATTATTTTATGTGGGGGTTACTGGTAAAACAGTTGACGAATTAACCCCGTTGTTGGATAGGCAAACCACAATGAGCGCAAACGAAGCAATAGAGTTTGGTTTTGCAGATGAAATAGTTGAAACGAATATTACAGCGTTCACCAAATACCGATTAGTAGCATACATTAACAATAACAATAAACAAACAGAAATGGATAACAAGGAACTAAAGGACGAATTAGGAGGCATTAAAGGTCTTGTAAACAAGATTTATAACGCTCTAAAATTCAAAAACGCTTACCAAGAAACACTCGATGGAATGAAAATTTACTTCGAGGGTACTGTGGTGACGAAAGATACGCCAGTATTTGAAGACGAAGCAATGACTATTCCATTAAAGGATGGCACATATACGCTCGATTCAATCACTCTTACCGTTGCTGGTGGCATCGTTACAGCCGTTGAAGAAGTTTTAGCACAACAAACTCCAGACGCTTTAACAGAAGCCAACGCTAAAATCGCAGAATTGGAGGCGCAACTTGCAGAAAAAACAAGTTTGGTAGCTGAGAAAGAAACTGTGTTGAACGAAACTAAAGACGAGTTCCTTGCACTTGCAAAGAAAGTTGAAAAGTTCGAAGCAACGTTTGTGACGGGGCAAAACTTCCAAGCTAATGGTGGACAGTCGCAAGGCAAAGACGAGCCTAAAGGCAATGCAGGTAAGTCTGATATGGAAAAGTTTTACGAATGGAAACAAGCGCAAAACGCTAAGAAAAAATAACAATTTAAAAAACAACAAAAAATAGAAAAAAATGGCAGACGCAATCACATCAATTCCAGCTAATAACTCAATTCCTTATGAGGTATTTTACCAAGCACTTGTGGAAAATCCACCAGTACAAGGCATAGGCTTTAACTTTATTGAAGGTCAAGCAAAAAAGGAACTTTACTTTAATGAAACATTTGGCTTATTAGCATCTGCTAAAACAGCTTGTGGATGGACGGCTAAAGAAGGTGGAGGTTTTATCAAAAAAGAAATCGAGCCTAAAGAGTTTGATTTTTCAGTAGCACAATGTTATACTGATTTAGTAGGTACAATCTTCGGTGAAAAATTACCTAACGGTTACAAAAGAGGCGAATTGTACCCAGAAATCATTGACTATATTACTTCTAGTCAATTAGATGCTACAAACAGAGATTTGTTATACATCTTGTTCTTATCGGATAAAACATCAACAGAGCCGTTTTTGGCGCAAATTGATGGTGTTTACGCTAAGTTACTTGAAGGTGTTGCAAATTCCGATGGAACTGTTGATGCTGGGGGTATTACAGATACAGATTTGTTGCCAGACAATATGTATGCTACAATGAAAAAAGTTTGGGATGCGCAATCACGTAGACTAAGAAGAAAAGCGGTTAACGAAAAGAAATTTTATGTAACAGCTTCTGTTTATTACGCCTATGCTGATTATTTGCAAATCAAAACTGGGACAAACACAATCGTTCAAACATCGAATGTTACTGATGGAGTTCAAAAGATGTATTTCAATGGCGTTGAATTAATTAACCTTGATTTTGTTGACGAAGGCTTAGCTTTGTATGTAACTACTGGTTCTCCAGCATCTACACTAAGCCCAAACAGAATTATATTAACCACTCCAACAAATCACACTTTGCAAATGGACGGTAGCGGTTATACAATGATTGACCCGTATTACAATCGTGACGAAGATAAGGTTAAATCTCCTTTGTCTGCAAAGATTGACTATCAATACGGATTTGGTGACTTGAACGTTATCGCAGGATTCTAAACAAATTAAGAAAAGGGGGCGGTCACACGCTCCCTAATCTTTAACCCAATAAAAAATAATTTAAAAAATGGCAACAGCAACAGATTGCATCGACACGCTCCGAAGTATTGGGGCAACGTGCGCATCGGTTAATCAAGTGGGTGGTGTGAATAAGCGGTTGTGGGTTACACAGCTAGGACAAATTGCATCCTATACATTCGATTCTGATGGGTATGTGAATACAATAGTTATGGGTACTGATAACAGTTCCGATAGCTATAAGCTAATCACAGTAACTGGAAAGAAGCATTCGCATAGTGGAACATTGGAGGGCGTAGTTGGTAACAATGTAAACCTTATCAAACACAATGCACTTATCAAAATCTACACCGACACTCCAGCGCAACGTGATGCTGTTACGGCATTGTTCAAAGCGGATGAGTTAGTAGTATTCTTCGAAAACGAAAACGGTAAAATTGAGATTTACGGACTTGACAAAGGTCTTGAAGCATCTGCATTGGCTGGTGGGACTGGTGTAGCAATGCAAGACGACACGGGAATCACTTTAACATTGAGTGGCGACCAAACTAAAATGCCTGATTTCTTCCTAGCTGGTGGAACTTTAGCTACATCGGTAGCCTATTTAGATAACATTTCAGAAACGGTTTAAGCTAGAGAAAGCAATAATTTTTAAAAAAGCCTCCAATTTGTTGGGGGCTTTTTTATATTTGTACATGGTTTCAGTTGAACTACTCAAAGAGATTAACGAAAAAATAGTGCTAGTCGGGTTCTTTAAAGTTGAGCCTTTGCACATTAGATACTACTATGAAAAGGTATACAATGAGAAACTAAAAGAACATTGTTCAATGTGTTTACGTGAAGGGTACGAAATGTTGAAACGTTATTACAGAGGCAATTTAGATGCTTTAGTTGAAAATGAAACGGTTAATAGACAAAAGTTAGAACGAAACATTTACGAACTTAAACTTCGCTTAATCGAATGCAAAAAGTTAGAGCAATACGAAACGTGCGAATGGATTAAAACCCGAATTGAATATTTAAAAACACAGCTATGAAAAAAACAATAGTCACACGCTCAGCAAACGATAAGCTATACAAAATAGCCAAATCATTTTGGAGTAACGAAAATACTTTTATCCAATGCAAAAAGTTTGCAGGGTTTAATGGGGCTTTGGAATACTTGCTACATTTATTTGAGGGCAACACATACAACGGTTTCATCGTAAACTGTGATGAAGACTTCTTTTTGACAAACGAAAGTTTAGTTGATTCGATTATTGAGCAAATGAAAATAGACGGTTACGCTTATTGTGGCGTTCCAGATGGAGGTGTAATTTCGCACCGAAACAAATCAGTATTTAACGTTAACCCGTTTTTCAATGTGTTTAATGTTGACTTGATTAAAACAAAGTTTTTAGAGTTCAACAATTCAAAGCAGTTCGAATACGCAAACAAAGTAGAAAAGAACGCTAATGTAGACGAGCCTTTCGCTGGGTTCTTTTATTGGTTACATCTAAACTTTAAACATGGCAACTTTACAGACATTGAAAGCACCGATGGAGTAAGTACGGTAATTAAAATCAACGATAAACCGCTAGGCATACATTCATGGTATAGCCGTCACTATGGAGTTGATACAGCGCAAACGTTGCGTATTGATAATTGCATTGAGTGGGCGTTATTGAATAAGTAAAACACAAAGCAAATGGATAAAGAATCGGTTATGGAACTTCAAAAAATAGACTGTAATTGCAACGATTGCAAGTTTATGGAGCGCAATATAAAGGAGTACGACCTATGGAGTGGTCGAATTAAGTCGCTACAATACTTCACATTTTTACGCAATAGACGAAAGGCTTTGCTTAGTGCATCTGAACTTATATACGGGTCAAAACGCAAACCAATACCAAGCAAAGAAGCTATAAAACAAGGCTTTATAATGCTAAAAGATGCTTCCAAAATGGCATTTCAATTTGATAGGTCGCAAATTACTTTAGCCTACGGTAATTGCCAAAAGCTAAGCAAATCAATATCATTTATTCCAAACACTTTACAACTCGAAACTCAACAATGTTTTGAGCATAGGAGAAATTAAATTAAACGCAATGAAAGAATTTTGTAAAATAATCTTTTACGGATATAAAATTCATGGAGGCTTATTTCTATTCGCTACTTTTTGGGCAATAGTTTTCAATGCTAAATTACAGCAAATACAATCACAACATTGCAAATAATCATTCCATACCGTGACCGAGCAGAACATTTAAAAAAGTTCGTGCAAATTTACAAGAACTTTGACATTGTAGTTGTTGAGCAGTACGGTAATAAATTATTTAACCGAGCTAAACTGCTAAATATAGGTTTTAATGAAACAACTGATAAAGTAGTATGCTTTCACGATGTGGATTTAATTGCACACGACTTGAATATTTACAAAACGCCATTTAAAGACACTATCCATTTATCTGGATTATGTGAGCAGTTCAACTATAAAGTGATTTACGACACTTGTTTTGGCGGTGTTACTATGTTTACCGAAGAAGCATATTTGAAATGCAACGGGGCTAGTAACGATTATTATGGATGGGGTGGTGAAGATGATGACTTGTACAATCGTGCTAAATTAGCTGGGTTGGATATTCAATTTAAGCCGTTTAAATACTATTCTCAAAAACATAGGAAACAAACCTTAACACGCCAATACGAAGTAAATAAACAACTGTGTACGTCAACGGATAAAACGTGGCAAAATAGCGGCTTAAATTCGCTACGTTATGATATATTGAAAGAAGATACTATCTTTGGAGTGAAAAAAATACTAGTAAACATCTAAACAATTATATGAGTTTAAAAATTTCAAAGTACAAGCTAAGAAAAGACTTAACGAAAGTCATATTTAGAACAGATAGCCGTAATTTAGTTACGATTACAGACGATAATATTACAGACGAACTAGTTGAACTTGCAATAAAAAATGATTACGGCCATTGCTTTGTGCTTACTACTGGTGAAAAAAAAAGTATAAGCCAATCAACACGCCAATCGCTGGAGTCTTTATCAACCTTGAACGAAGTCCAGACCGTAGAAAAAGATTTATTGACAGCGCAACCAAACAAACGGGTAACTGTTTCGGAAATAGTGGAGAAAAAGAAACGAGGGCCAAAGCCGAAATCAAAAGAATAGTTGCAGTAGACGGCAAAGACGTAACATCTATAATAAAGGGCGTAACCAATAACGAGTACGCTTGTATCCGATCACATTTAAACGCTTTAAAGTATGCAAGGGAAAACAAACTCCCTTGCATTGCTATTTTTGAAGACGATGTAATATTTTCAGATTCATTCGAAAAGGATTTTAAATATTACCTATCGGTTATGCCAGAGGATTGGCATATTTTATATTTAGGTGGTTCGTTTGGACGTAGACCGTCTTACTTTGACGAGCATTTCACACGGCAAAATATGACATGGGGGGCGTTTGCTTATGTAGTACACGAAAGGGCTTATGAAGCACTCATTAATATGTTTAGTAGGGCTAACAAAATAGCCGATGCAGTACTAATTGACTACCAAAAAACATACCTTTGTCTTAAACCTGCTAAGAAATTAGTGATTCACCCGAAAGGGTTTAGCACTATTAAAGAAATCGAAGTAGATTATAAGCATATACAATGAAAAAAAAGCTAGGCAAATCACATTCTAAAGTGTTCTTTCGGAACATTTTGCCTACTACAAATCTCGACAAAAATACCAAGTACTTTAAATACGGCTACAATGACCAGTTACCACTTGATATAATTAACGCTATAAACAATAGCGGAACGGCAAAAAAAGCATTAAAAAAGTATGCAGATTATATACAAGCGGATGGTTTTTTGAGTGATGTTGCATCTAATTTCGAAGTAAATGGAAAAGAAACGGCCGATAAGATATTGAGCAAAATTGCATTATCATTCGGTTATTTTAGCGGTGTAGCGATTCACGTTTCAAGACTTGGAAACGGTGCGGTTGGTAAAATAAAAGTATTGCCATTTCATAAGGTAAGGCGTAACGATGAGTATTTTTTCTATAACGATACAATCGGTTCTGAGAAATACGATAAAAACGCATGGGTTAAATTACAGTCATTCAAAGGTACTATTGCAAGTTTCGAAGACATGACTATTAATAAAACCGAGTTTGGTAGCCGTGGCGAAATATACTACGTTTACGATGGCAATGAATTCGATTCAGCTATTTATCCAATACCCGACTTTTTAGCTTCGTTTGAAGACATTAAAACGTCGAGCGAAATATCTAAAATGGATTACGAATCTGTTTTAAATGGTTTCGTTTTCGGTGGCACAATGACTTATATCGGAGTTTCAGAAGATTTAGACGAACACAATCAAAGTGACAGAACTAGGATTGAAGAGGCAATGGTTCAATTTACTGGACTTCGGAAAAATCAAGATGGCTTAACTTCACGGTTTGCAGTAATGACAAACTTTGTTGAAACTAAAGAGCAAGTACCGATATTTACTGGTAACGATCCTAAACCAATCCTAGAAGCATCAAACAGTAAACGTGACGTAATCGAACGTGCTGTTTGTAGATTATGGGACGTTCACCCAGTTTTACTAGGTTATAGTGAAGCTGCGGTGCTAGGTAATCAAGATGCAATAGAACAAGCTAAAACAATTTTACGTGATGCTGTTAACCCTATACAGCGAATGATAACAGATGCTTTTAAAGAACTTTATGGTAACAGTATTGATTGGACTATATCTGAATTTGGCGTTGAAATCAATATACCGACTGCTGGGGATAAGATACTTAAAACGCTTAATTCGCTTTCTCCATTATTGGCTACTAAAGTAATTGATTTGATTCCAGAAAATACACTTCTTGAAGCATTGGGGATTCCAAATAAACCAATAGAACAAACACCACCACAGCCATGATAAATGATTTGTCTATATGGATTGATGTAGGAGACATTCGCAAGTGGTTTCCAGTTGTTTCGCCAAATACAAGCGAAGAACAGTTAAACCCGTATATTTTAGCATCTGAAACATTGGATTTAACTGCTTTAATTGACGATACACTAATTGAAGACATTGACGAAATGCTACTTTCGCCTTCGATTATTAAACCAGAACTATACGACTTATTTAATATGGTAATTAAGCCATATTTATCTGGGTGTACCATGCAAAGATACTTACCTTACATGGGGTTAAACGCTACACAATGGACTTTTGAAGAATATAAACAAGAAGGGTTTACGCCAGTTACCGATAAAAGACGTGCTGAAATAGTAAACTCTATTGAAGGGACTAAAAATACATACCAAGTTAAGTTATTGAAGTATTTACAAGATGCTAAATATACGTTTGACGGTGTGGTTTATCCAAATAAAGTATGCAAACAAACAAAACCGCGTCTTTCTTTTTCAATTATTGGGGCTGGAGAAATAAATAAACGACATTATAATAGAAATGAGCGACTGTATTGACATATTACGAAGCATTAGTGCAACTTGCGCATCCATTAATCAGATTGGAGGCGTAGATAAACGTGCATGGGTTACTCAATTAAACCAAATCGAAAGCTATACATTTGATTCTAATGGCTACGTTAATAGCCTAGTCACTAGAGAAATAGGCACAACTAACTACCGATACGAATTAGCGCAAATTATAGGTAAAAAGAACACCCATAGTGGAAACTATGAAGGTGTTGTTGGGGAAAATGTAAGTTTAGTAAAACAAAATGCGATACTGAAAATATATACTGATTCGCCTAGCGATAGAGATAAGGTTGTTGAACTTTTTGACGCTCAAGAACTTGTTGTATTTTTTGAAAACAGCAACGGAAAAATAGAAGTATTTGGATTGGATAAAGGTTTAGAGGGTTCTGCTTTAGTCGGTGGAACTGGAACTGAAATGCAAGATGATACAGCCGTCACAATTACTTTAACTGGCGACCAAAACAAATTACCGTATTACTTTTTATATGGAGGTTCACTTGCTACGTCTATTGAGTATTTAGATAGCGTTGGGTTAAATCCAATTAGCGTAATTGAGGGCTATTCATTTGGAGAATCCGAAATAACATTCACGCCAGATGGCTCAAATGGTTGGGATGTTTCTGCATTAGTTGATCCCACAACATTTGAAAATTTGCCCGGTAACCTACCTGTAGACTCAACGCACTTTTATATTGAATATTGGAGTGGCGGAACGCAGACAACGATATATGATTCAGATATTGTTGCCGACCATACAGAAAATACAGGCGCAAATGGAGCAGGGGTGTACTATGTTGCAGTTACCTATAATTTTTCTGACGGCACTTCGTTTGTAGTGTGTGGTTACTACTTAGTTAACGCCACAAATACAATCCTAAAATCGGTTGTTATAAATGGCGTAACGATTAACTCTGTAACGGGATTAGTGATGGATATTGAGGCTAGTGTAGTACAAACAAATTGCGCGGTAGATTACGTATGGGCAGGACTTAAAACAGACAATTCGTTATACCTATTAGGCACTGGAGATTCTGGTACGTTCACATTGCAACCGACAACAAACAAGATAGTATTTTTGCCGTTA